CATGATCAATGACACAACCTGTCAGGTGAACCTTGGAATCGACGAACAAGCAGTTAAAAATAAGAAATCAATTCGTTTGAAGGTTGTCCCAGATACGAATCAAAAATAAATAGTTACAAATTTAATACTTAACGAAATTAGGATAAGCGGCACTTAAGCTAACATCGCTGGACGAAAGAGACACACAGCACTTTCACGAAGGCAAGGTAAGCACGAGTTGGCGCTTGTTTTTAATTTTAAGGAGGAAATTCAAAATGGCCAAGAAATACGATTTCGCGGGGTGGGCCACTAAGAATGACGTTCGTTGCGCCGATGGAAGAGTCATCAAGAAAGATGCATTCATCGAAAACGACGGCAAGACAGTGCCGCTCTTTTGGAATCATCAGCACAACGATCCTGAAATGGTGCTGGGTCATGCCCTTCTGTTGAATAAGGAAGACGGAGTTTACGCTTACGGTTCCTTCAATGATTCACCGAAGGCGCAGCACGTTAAGGAATCCATTGCACATGGAGATCTTCTGGCTCTTTCGATTTATGCGAATCAGCTTAAACAGAATGGTCGAGATGTGCTTCATGGAATAATCCGAGAACTCAGTGTAGTTCCGGGTGGAGCCAATCCTGGTGCAGTCATTGAAAGCGCCATGCTTGCACATGGAGATCTTTGGGAGGATGAAGTCCTTGTTGTAAACGCCCAGGACGAAGATATTCTCCTTCATTCCGGCGTGGATGACGAAGAAGATGATGACAACGAGGAAGAGGCTCCTGCAACAAGTAAACGTAAGTCCAAGAAAAATTCTAAAGTTGTGCCTGTCGCCGAAGCCGAAGAAGAGGATGAAGACGATGAGGACGAAGATGAAGTTCTTGAGGACGAGGATGAAGAAGAGGAGAAGCGAATGAAGCACAGTTCTGATGCCGTCGAAAAGACCGTAGGCGACGTTCTCAAGACTCTTAACGACGACCAGAAGAAGGCCGTTGCAGTCCTTATCGATGCCATTTCTAAAGGCGAATCCGACGAGGATGAAGAGGACGAAGAGGACGAAAAAGAAGTTAAGCACAGCGCTGATGATGAGGATCTCACCATTGGTGAAGTGCTTGAAACACTGAATGACAACCAGAAGAAGGCTGTCGCAGCATTAATTGAATCCCTCGAAGACGAGGACGAAGATGACGAGGACGAAGAGTCCGATGATGAGGAGGAAAACGACGTGAAGCACAACGTATTTGACAACGACTACAACTATGGACCTGTTCTTAGCCATTCCGACATGCAGGCTATTTTCGATGATTGGAAGAGAGTTGGTTCTCTGAAGGAAGCTATCAAGCATCAGATGGAAGATGGTGTTCTGGCTCATACTGTTTACAATCATGATGAAGACGGCAATCAGACCACTGCTCAGACTTATGGCATGGCAGATATTAACTATCTGTTCCCGGATGCAAGAACACTTCAGGCAGAGCCGGACTTCGTTACCCGTCAGATGGATTGGGTAAAGAAGGTTATGAATGGCACTCGTCACACTCCGTTCTCCAGAGTTAAGAGCATTCATGCAAATCTTACCATGGATGAGGCTAGAGCAAAGGGCTACGTCAAGGGCGCTAAGAAGGCCGACGAAGTATTCGCTCTGCTTAAGAGAGTCACCACTCCGCAGACCATTTACAAGAAGCAGAAGCTGGATCGTGATGATATTCTTGATATCACCGATTTCAATGTTGTTGCTTGGATTAAGCAGGAAATGCGGATGATGCTGGAAGAGGAGTGCGCTCGTGCAATCCTGATTGGTGATGGTCGTTCGTCCGCTTCTGCTGATAAGATTTCTGAGGATCACATTCGCCCGATCTGGAAGGATGCAGACCTCTACACCATCAAGGTCGAGCTTGACAATCAGGCTGATGCTGACAAGGCTGCTAAGGCTCTTATCACTGCAGCTGTTAAGGCTCGTAAGGACTACAAGGGTAGCGGTAACCTGACGATGTTCACCACTGCTAATTGGCATACAGAGATGGTTCTGCTTGAGGATCAGATGGGCCGTCCGCTGTATGACACCGATGACAAGCTTAAGACTAAGCTGAGAGTTTCTGACATCGTTGATGTTGAGCCGATGGATGGCCAGAAGGATGGCGATGACAACGAGCTTATGGCAATCCTTGTAGACCTTAAGGACTACAATGTTGGTGCCGATAAGGGTGGTCAGACCGAGTTCTTCGAGGACTTCGATATCGACTACAACCAGGAGAAGTACCTGCTTGAGACCAGATTCTCTGGCGCTCTGGTTAAGCCCTACTCCGCAATTGCTATCAGCATGAAGCCGGCGACTACTCCGTGATCTAACAATTAAATTTCAAAATGGAGGTTTCTATGGCTAAGTATTACGGAGCCATTGGCTTTAAAAGCACTCATGAAGATCCAGATTCCCCAGGAGATTGGATCGAAGAGATCGTAGAAAAAAGATATTACGGTGAAGTACTAACAAATCGGCGTAGTTGGCAGTCATCAGATCATTTGAACGACAACCTTACTATCCGAAATGAGATTAGTATCCTTGCTGATGAGTACGCCTATAGGAACCTCCATGAAATTTGTTATGTTACATGGCTCGGTACAAAGTGGAGGGTGTCTGATATAGAAGTCGGATACCCTCGACTTAAGTTGTCTATTGGAGGTGTATTTAACGATGCTGAAGGACCGCAGGCTGCAACTACATAATATTCTTCTTGGAATAATGAAGAACGGAAATGTGTATCATCAGCCTCCGGAAAACTTTAAATTAAAGTATCCGTGCATAGTATATGAGCGTTCCAAAGACCATACGATTTTTGGAGATGACAAACCGTATAATAGGCGAATTAGATACACATTGACTCTAATCGACAAGGAACCGATAAGTGCATATTTGGAAGACGTTATGGACTTGCCTATGTGCAGCTATGACAGGCACTTCGCAAGTGACGGTCTGAACCATGATGTATTTACGATTTACTATTAACTGACCCTCAAATTGGGTTTTTCTTTTATTTGGAGGATTTTAAACATGTCAAAATTAGTTTGGGATCAGGTCGGCCAGAGATACTACGAAACAGGTACTGACCATGGTGTAGTTTATCCCCAGGACGCTTCCGGCGCATATTCCATGGGTTATGCATGGAATGGTCTTACTGGTGTATCTGAGAGCCCGTCCGGTGCAGAGCCTACCGATCTGTGGGCTGATAACATTAAGTACCTTTCCATTCGTTCTGCCGAGGAATTTGGTGCAACTATCGAAGCGTATACTTATCCGGATGAATTTGCAGTCCTTGATGGTTCTGCCGAAATCGCTGATGGTGTAATGATTGGTCAGCAGACCAGAAAGTCTTTCGGTTTCTGCTACAGAACCAGAATCGGTAATGATACTCAGTTCGAGGATCATGGTTATAAGCTTCACCTGCTTTATGGCTGCACCGTTTCTCCTTCTGAGAAGGCTTACCAGACCATCAACGATAGCCCGGAAGCAATCACTTTCTCTTGGGAACTTACCACCACTCCTGTTGCTGTGACTGGTTATAAGCCCACCGCATCCTTAGTAATCGATTCCACTAAGTTTACTGGCGACAAGGCTGCAAAGCTTGCTGCTCTTGAGGCTGTTCTGTACGGAAGCGATGACAACGAGCCGAGACTTCCTCTTCCGGACGAAGTTCTCACCCTTATTGCTTGATAGTAATAGATATTTGCTACGGCCCCTTGGCGTAAATTGCTGAGGGGCCTTTATGAAAGGAGTACACAAATGTTTAAGAAGGTCATTAAGTTTACAGATTTCTTTGGCAACGAAAAGACTGAGGAAAGATATTTCAACCTTTCAGAAGCTGAAGTAATCGACGCACAGTTCGATTCCGATGGCGATTTCTATCAGCTTGTTCAGGGCATTGCCAACACAAACGATAAGGAATCTCTCGGTAAGCTGTTTAAGGAAATTATCCTCAGATCTTATGGAGAGCCTTCTCCCGACGGAATCTACTTCAACAAGTCCAAGGAAATCAGAGACAAGTTCGAAAATTCGGCTATTTACAACGCTTTATATACCGAGCTGCTTTTTGATGCCGATAAAGCTTCCGAATTTATTAATAAGGTCATCCCGGTTGATAGTCTTCAGAAGATTGTAGAGAAGGGAAAGGCCGGTCAGAACGCAGCTCAGATTACTACTGTTTAATTCGTTTGGATGGGGGACTCAATGAATGTTAAAAGTAGTAATCCAACCTTGTAAATATTGGGACGCCAAGAAAGAGCGATTCTTTGTTTATCCAGAAAAGCCAGTTACTTTACAGTTGGAGCATT